TCTCCCGGCCGCCCTTGTAAATGCCCGCCGGCCCGAAGATGGACTGGTACCTCCCGATCCGGACCTGCACGCCGTAGTCCTCCGCGAAGGACAGGTACATCCGCTCGGCGAACAGCTTCTCCAGCCCGTATGCCTCCTCCGGCTCGGCCGGCCAGGTCATGTGCTCGGCCAGGTCCGGGGCATCCGGGCTCTGCTGCAGGCTCAGCGGGTACACGCACGCCGAGCTGGCCAGCCAGATCCGGGCGCCGGTCTCGCGGGCCGCCTTGATCATGCACGCGTCGGCCAGCACGGACAGGGTGCAGTCCGCCTTGTGCGTGCTGATGTACCCCATCCCGCCGGCCTGCGCGGCCAGGTGATAGATGACGTCGCAGCCTTCCGCCACCGCCCGCGCGGACGGGTAATGCCCCAGGTCCCACCCGGCCTCGTTGACGGCGCGGATGTGGTACTGCTTCCACTCGGCGGACGGCCTGATGTCGGCAGCGCGCACGTCCTCGCCGCGGGCCAGCAGCGCCTTCACCAGGTGCCCGCCGACGAACCCCCCGGCCCCGGTCACCAGCGCGGTCATGGCGCCCCCTCCCCTGTCATGGCGCGGACGCTACCCGGGCCATCGCGCGCAGCCGCCGGGCGTTCCGGACCGCGCGCACGTCGGCGGCCCGGGGGCTGTCGTCGCTGCCGTCCCCGACCCAGGCCAGGTACACGGCCTCGTCCTGTGCCCAGTGCGCGTGCCCCTCGTCGTAGGTGGCATCCCGGGGCGCTTTCCCGGCATCGGGGTGGACGTGCTCGATGACCGCGCCCGGCACGTAGGTCATGCAGCCGGCCAGCGCGCCGATGTCCCGCCAGGCGTTGTCGGCGTACTGCGAGACGAGCCCGGGCAGCACCATCCAGCCGAGCACCCGCACGATGTCGGCGCTGATCACCGGGGCGGTCGGCAGGTTCTCGTGCTGGTGCTTATCATCGCCGTACGCGATCCCGGTGCCGCCCGCCGACTCGATCGCCGCGGTCAGCGCCTCGTCCCAGCCGTCCGCCTGCGGCACGTGGTCATCCCCGAGGCTGGCCAGGTACGGGTAGCGGGCGGCGCGCGGCCAGGCGGCGATGTGATTAGTCCACCCGCCCAGGGACCTGCGGGGGCCGCGGTGCCAGAACACCCGCCCGGTGCGGCGGACCGCCTCGCGCAGTTCCCCGTACCCCGCCAGATCCGGGTCATCGTCATCGACGCCCACCGCGATGTGCGTGCCCGGGCCGGACGTGCGCAGCGTCCCGGTGATCATGTCCGCCAGCCGGTCTGCACGGCCCCTGGACGGGGTTATGACAAGGATCCGCTCGGGCACGTTCATGCCGGGTCAGTACGCCTTGTTCGCGTTACCGGTGTTGCACAGGTCCGCGTTCTTCACGGTGGCCAGTTCCTGCCCGGCGGGCTTGACCACGCCGCCCTGGGTCACCGTCGCCAGGTTCGCGTTCCCGTTGTGCGAGTTGTTGGCCATTCGTCCTCCTAGGCGGGCGGCGGCGTGTAGTAGTCATCACCCGGCGGCGCGGCGGGCCATTCCCGGGCCAGCTCATCGCCTTCCGGCTTGACGGTGCCCATCTCCAGCCCGCCCGGGTTGCCGGGTTCGGTGCCGGGCGGCCACGGCTGGCTCATGACCTACGTCTGTTCCCACGGGCCGGTCTGGCCGGTGGCGTGCCGGTCGGCGCCGGCGAAGTGATCTCCGCTCTGGCCGCCGTCGAAGCCGATCTCGCCGGCCACGTCCTCCAGGCACTCCCACTTGCCCACCGTCTCCTCGGACGTGGCGTCCCAGGGCTGGCCGGGGACCTCGGGCGGGCTGGTGACCGGGCTAGGTACCTCGGGCATGTCATCCTCCGTTGCTGCTGGTGCTTCTCGCGGCGCCCGCACGGCCGCTGGTGGCCCCGCGGGCAGGTCCGGCCACGCCGATGCTGGCCGCCCCGGCCCGGCCCTGGACTTCCGGCGGGCGCGGGGCCGGGGCCCGGGTGACGTCCGGGACCGCGGTCCGCCGCCAGGCCGGGCGCGGCTGGCCCGGTGCTCCCGCCTGCCTGCTGGCCTGCGGCTTGCCGGACGTGCCGGGCGGGATCTGCGGGCTCATCTCGATGTTCGGTGTGTCCTGGTCCTGGGCCGGCGGCAGCGGCGTGACCGGCTGGGAGCCCGGGGCGGTCATCGCCGTCTCGTTCGAGCTGGTCATATTCCCGGCGGATTGACTCGTTGCTGTTATCGAATTTTCCGCCAGTGCCGACAGGTCCCGGACCGTCCCGTTGTTCTCCCAGGTGGCCATGCTTCCTCCTACGCCGAGATCCAGGCAACCCTGGCCCGGCCCCGCTCGGTCCGCCCGTACAGCACGTCCGGGGCCATGTCGTCCGCCGGGGCCGGGATCGCGACGGCCTCGCGCGGGATCGGGGCGCTGAACGTCTCGGACTCCCGGCCGTCCAGCGGGTACCCGGCGCCGTCCCCGTCCGTGGTCACGCCCGGGCCGCCGACGTACACGGCCGTGCTGGCGTCCAGGTTCTTCACCTTGACCGTGCGGCCCCGGCCCACGCTGCAGATCACGGACGGCTCGTCGCCGACCTCCGCGGTGCCCGAGGTGAACGGCATGGCTCAGCCGCGGACGGCCCGGCCGCCGCGCATGACCCGGCCGCCGCCCGGCTGGAACCGGCCGGTGCCGGCCTCGGGCTCGTTGCCCTTGATGCCGGGCAGCTGCGGGCCGCCGGTCGCGTAGCCGGAGTCGTTGGCCTGCGTCCAGTCGGTCGGGCCGTCGATGTCGTCACGCACCGTGCTCATCGCGTACGTTCCGGACAGGTAGGACCCGGGCCGGGTGAACGTCACCGACTCCGACCCCGTGCCGTCGCTCGGGTCGGCCCCGGTGCTGCCCGGCGCGCCCGTCTCGGTGATCTCGTCCTCGGAGATCCCGGTCAGGCCGTCCTCGGTCTGGCCCGGCTCGTTGGTCGGGTCCACCGAGGCGTCGTACCGCGCGCCCTGGGTGCCCGGCGCCCCGGTGCCCTCCGGCAGCGGCCCGCCGAAGATCCCGTGATCATCCTCCGGCGGGTACTGGCCCGGCTCGTTGGTCGGGTCACCCGTGCTGCGCATCCCGGAATACGCCTCGGTCTCCCGCGCGCCCGCCACGTCGGTGCCGGTGCCGTAACCGGGAACGGTGTCCGGATCGTTGAAATCAGCCATCTAGGGGCTCCTCGCATCTGGAGCCCGGCTCCCGGGGGCCGCGGGCGGTTGTCCTGTTCCTATCGTAGGCCCGGCCGGGCCGGTATCCCAGATCACGGCCACAGCCGGGTGAGCTGCGCCATGAACCCGGCGTTCGGGTTCGCGGCCGGGCGCCGTGAGCGGATCCGGTCCAGCGCCGCCGCCGCGCTGATGCCCAGCACCCGGCAGTGCACCGCGATCGCGATGTACGAGGCCCGGCTGGCCCCCGCCCCGCACTTCAGGTACGCGTTCCCGCCGCCCTCCAGCCACGCGGCGGCCATGTCCGCCAGGGCGATCAGCACGGCATCGGGCAGGCAGGCCTCCGGGCTGTCCTCGATCCAGGCGGCCAGCACCGCCTGCACGGTCACGTGATCGATCCAGGCGATGTCGTTCGCGCCCGCGTCCATGCTGATGATCAGCAGCGGCCCGGTGAACGGCGGCGCCCGGATGGACGCGTCGGCGGTGCCGCCCTGCCAGATGACGCCCCAGCCCGGCTCCAGCGCGCCGATCTCGCTGCAGTCCATCAGAGTCGCGCGGCAGCATGAGGAGAATAACAGACCGGAACGCCGTCCAGCCCGCCGTCCGGGTAATAGTCAGCAGTCACGGCATCAGGGGACGCATAGCTTATGCCAGCGTCAATCCAGCGGCGGACCAGGTCCCAGTCTGGCGCAGCGAGCACCGGCTCCCATGTTTCCGTATCAAGGATCTCGCGCCAGTGAGCAATCATCGATGTCGCCACTCGTCCCCGGGCCATTGTGCCATCCCCGATTCGCACATCCCCGAACCGCGTATGCGCTATCATCCGCGATATCACGAACCCGGCATCCGGATCGGCCAGCAGGGCGGTAATCGCAGTCGCCAGATGCACAGGCCGGTACGCGTCGTCGTCATCCAGGTACGCGAGAACCTGCCCGCGGCTGGCAGATATACCGTGCAGCCGGGCCAGGTGCCCCCAGCATGCGCCGGAATGCACGGGCAGCTCCAGGTAATGCACATTCGACGGCCACGGGTACCGGGCCAGGACCGCATCCGGGCCATCTGACACGATCACGTGCTCGAACTCTGGCCAGGTCTGTGCCTGCACAGACGGAACGCACCGGCTCAGAAGCGGATCATGCCGGTTCCAGGTCGGGGTGATTACCGACGCGAGCAACGGGCTGCCGTATTCCATAAGCTAACCGCTGATACCCCAGGCCGATATCAGGCATAACAGCCTCCCGCCGTACTTCGACATGATGTCCGCCTTCGTAAGACGCGGCGCCACGTCCGGGTCCTCGCCCTGCGCGATCGCGTAGTCCACCCACGCCTGCTTCGGATCCGCGGGCAGCGGGCGCAGCACCACCGGGGGTTCCGGCGGCGGCAGTTTCACGGGGAGCGGTTCCGGCTCGGGCGGCGGTTCGGGAGGCGGCGGAGGCGGTGGCTCCGGTTCCGGCTCGGGCGCCGGCAGGACGCCCGCCGCGGTACCGGACACCTCCGCGAGCGGGGACGCCTGCGCCAGCGGCGAGACGCCCGTGCCGTCCTCCGGCGCTGCGGCGGGTGCCCCGGCCCCGGGCTCGGACTCTGCGGCCGGGGCCGCCGCCCCGGGCTCGGGCGCGGCGGTCACGCCCTTGCCACCCTCCGGATCGGGCACGGCCAGCCGGATCCGGATCAGGTCCTCGGCCTCCCAGTCCTCCACCTCCAGGCTGGCCCCCGCCGGGAAGTCCCGCCAGTCCCGGCCGCCCGGGCCGCCGCCGGACAGGGTCTCGGCCATCCGGACCCAGCGCATGCTAGCCTGCCTTTCCTGGTTCCCCGCCCGTCCGGCGGCCACTCACCGGGCGGGCGGGGCCACTGCCGTCTAGGTGCCGTCCAGTAGTGCCCGGATCTGGTCTGGATAGGTCTGGGCGAGCAGGCTGAGCATGTCCTGCAGCCGCTGGCCGGCAGGCTGGTTGCGGCCGACCCAGAGTTCCAGGTTCTCGGGCCGGTTGTCGTCCCGGACGCCGTTCTTGTGATGCACGTCCTCGAAGCTTTCCAGCGAGCGGCCGATCACCTGTTCCATGACGGCCCGGTGCTCAAGGATCTTGACGCCGTCCCGGACGGTCATCCGGTAGCCGTCCGTCGTGATGTAGCCGTTGCTACGGCGAGGCTCAGAGCCCCACTTTCCGGCCGGGTCTCCCGTGCGCTTCCATCGCTGGTAGTGCATGTTGCACCAGCCCAGGGACCGGACGGGCCGCTCGCAGCCTTCCACGCCGCAAGGCTGGCCTGCGTACTTGCTGACCCGTCGCTGGCTGAACTGGGGTTCTGCACCGCCGGGATCACCGTGGCGCTTCACACGCATGTAGTGCGTGAGGCAGTATCCGAGCGAGTGCGCGGGTTTCTCGCAGCCCTCTACTGAGCAGTCAGTGCCGGCGTTGACGGTCCGGACCCGGCCGGTGCCGCCGGTACGCATCACGCGCAGCAGGTGCGTCCGGCAGTACCCGTGCGCGTGCGTGTCGGCCTCACAGCCGGGAACCCTGCACACCGGATCCTGCCGGGTGCGCGGCTGCAGCTCCGTGGGCTTCCTGCCCTGCATGACCTGCTTGTAGTGGGCCTGGCAGTAGCCGCGCGCCCAGTGGACACGATCGCAGCCGCTGAAGCTGCAAGTACGCCTAATATTGCTCATAGCTGGCACCCTCCCTGAAGGGTTCTGGCAGAGAGCGAGTAGGAGGGTCTTCCTGCTCGCTCTCACCATTGTATCAGCTTTTGAAGCCTGACACAACCAGCTAGACATATCTTGAGCGTATCCTTCAGAGAGTTTTCTCGTCCACCTGTTTTCGCAGGTCAGGTAGCTGCGCCCTGGTACATCTTAATCGCGCCCGTGCGATCGACTAGGGTACCGTCGCCCCTGAGAATCGCCCGAAACGTCACGAGATCGCTTCCGAAAGCAAAATCGTCCGACCGCTCGAACCTGACTCCGCCGACGAGCCTCACGAAATACTGCGAGAAGTCGCCGAATGCGATGGACTTGGACGCGACTGCCATTGCTGGCATGAACGGATCGGCCACCAGGGGCTTTCCGAGGAGAAGGTCAGGAGAACCGAGAACTGCGCTCGGCTCCCAGATGGGCCGGCCGACCGTATCGGTAATTTTCCGGAACCCGCCTATGGTCTTATCAGCAGCGAGCCAGTAGCATGACCTGCTTTGCCGATAGGGAGCTATGACCGAATATTCCAGGTCTACGAGGTTCGCATAGGACGGCGCCCCGGAAACGCCGGTAACCGACCCGGTGACGCCGACCGTAGCCGTGTTGACCAGGCCCGCAGGCTGGCCGGTGCCGGTTCCGTTAACCAGGTCATTGCCGAATGCATTGCCCAGGGCGCGCCCTGCCTGCATCGCTAGATAACCGAGCAAATCAACGGCCGTATCGTCAATTAGCTCACGTGCTACCTGAAGTAGCACACCGTATTTGAATGCGCTCAGTGGCTGCATTCCGAACGACGGATCGGATGTCGGCAATGACGCTGCCTGGGCCGCGGATGCGGCGGTGGAATGGGCGGTGGTCTTGGGGACCTGCAATGTCTCGCCGCCGCCCGTGTTAAGGACGGTAGGACCGCATTGCATAATTCCTGACACCTCTATAAGGTGGGCTATCAGCATATCGTAGAAGTCGATCGGGATGATTGACGATGCCGTCCCGCCGGTCCCCGCGGTCAGGACCCGGTAGTTGATCGGCCCCAGTTCGGGTGCCCGGCGGACTTCGAGGGCGCGCCCGGCACCGTCATCGCCCCGCGCCCACTTGCGGACCTCCTCCAGCATCCGGGAGCCGCCCGCAGTGACGGCGGCCTGGCCGGCGGCCGGCTTCTTGCCGGAGAGGGCGTCGAACGCGTCGTCCGCGTCCTTGGCGCGCTTCTCCGTATCAAGAACGGCCCTGATCCTCGTGTCGAGCTTCTGCATTTCCTCTTGGAGCGCATCCCACCTCCCCTGCTCCTCTTCCCCCAAAGCTCGATTTTCTTCCGCCGCCTTTTCAGCTATCCCTTTGGCCTCT